GCCGGGGTGTCCCTTCTTACCACTGAGTCCCTTGATGTTATCTGCCTTGTCTCCCATCAACATCTGGTGATAGAAGTTACGCCATCCATCAACCTCAGTGATGACGTATACACCTTCGTCCTTCTTGTTCGGGTTAACGTGCATACCTGCCTGTTGTGCCAAGTCTGTATCAATGGTAGACAGTACGTAATCGACACCATCTATACCACTGCCTCTATGTAGTGCCATGCAAGCAGCATCATCTGCCTCCCACTTGGCGTACACCTTGGCTCCGTGATGGTCTATGTAATAGTCTCGGATGTTATCGTAATGGAACGGCTTGCTTAGCTTGTCCCTATTACCCTTGTACTTCTGTATGGTAGCCAAGTGATGACGGAAACAATTGCCACCCTTGGTTAACAACAGCACTGAACGGTGACACCCTGTAAAGCTCAGTATATTATTAACAAAATTCTTAGCTGAACTCAGCGCGAAGCTGATAGGTTGTATGTCCTCAGTGAAGTCATACTCCAACTCTTTGTCAGGGTCGTTAATCTTCTGCCACTTGTTAAGCTCTCGCTTGTCCTTGCCTTGCCATACTACCCTGCCCTCCTTGGTACTAAGTGTGTGTTCTTTCTGCTGTGTCATAAACCCAATGGCATAGACACTACTATCGGCATCGTTAATGAGTACCTTCTCTTTCTTAATGCGGCTTACTCGTGGCATCTAAGTCTCCTATCCAGTCAAAGTTAACGTTGCTCTCTTCACACTCACACATTGCTATCACCGTAAGGTGTAGAGTTTCAGGAGAGAATGCATTGACATCCTCACCCTCACCCATGCAGTACCCTAAGAACATAGGACTAAGCATGCACTCAGGCTCTCTAGCCCACACCTGTAGTATCTCCTTGTTAGTCATGGTGCTTGACTCAGTCTCGTCGCTGTACTGTACGGGTATGCTCTCTATTGCTAGGACTGTGAACTCTTGTATCAATTGCTTTAGTCTTGCTCTATCCATGGGTCACCTCTAAAATGGTATGTAGCACCAATCGCATGCTAACTCTAAGGCTATGTTAGGCTGCGTAACAGCCCAACGATAAGTGTTTGTATTGTCCTGCGTTAACACTGCGTTGCAGTACATACATTCACAACCTATATACTTAGCACTAGTCCGGGATGTCGTCGTCGTACTGCTGCTCTTGTTTGCTACCGCTTCGCTTTGTTGTGCCACCACCATACACTTGCTCTTGGTACTGGTCATACAAACGGATAGCCTCTTCGTCACACAGTGCAGCTAGTGCATCGAACCCATCAGCCTTAGTCTTAGGTTTAGGTAAGACACCTGCTGTATGCATTAAACTAATCAGCTTGATAGCTGTATTCATACAGGCTTGACGACGAATCATCTGGTCTTTCTGTCCCCATTCTTCCTTGCTCATCGTAGTGTCAGCAGACCCTTTCCCTTTTCCTTTGTCACCACTGCCACGGTTACTAGAACCACGGCTACTACTGCGGCTAGAACTATTTCGGGACGAGTTGCTACTACCTCGACTACTGCTGCCACTCCGCGAGGAGGAACGACCACTGCTGCGGCTATCGTTGCCACTAGAGCGACTACTGCCTCGGGAATTTGAACGGCTGTTGCTACTACGCTTTGGCTCACCATCTTGCAGTACGTTAAGCGATTTAGTATCCACGTTCGGATACTTGCCGTTCCACTCAATGTCGAACTCAATCTCTGCACCTTCGGTGAAGTCTGGTTCATCCCATCCGTACCCGTACCATTCATCTTCTCTACCTTCTTCTTCAATGCACAAGCTGTACATTAGGTTATTGTTTTTGCCTACTTCTTTACTGGTAATCTTTGCAACGAAACCTATTACATGGTCACTCATAATTTCTCACTTGTTTTTGATTTGAAACTGCATCCCATAAGGAACGCTTTATCTTTGCATGCTTTCACTGTCCTGCCTAAGTGCAGTGCAATGTCATCTATGTACATCTCTTTGTGGTTGGCTAGCATATACTTCATGTCATCCAATGTCCATCGTTTCTTTACTGCCCCATCCTGAGGAGGCAAGTGCATCGTATCGTTGACATCACGAGGGAAATACTTGCTCCCTTGCTTAAGGCTCATAACGTGTGATGGAATCACTATCATCACAGTCCGTATAATCCACCTCAATCTTAAGGATGTTCAAGTCCTCACTGATGATGCTCTCTAACGTTGCAGCCACTTGGTTCACTGCGTACGTTGTCTGCCCTGCTTCGAGCTTGACAGTACGGATAGCAGTGCCATTCTGTATGGTTACAATCCTTGCGTATGACATCCGACCACCTCTATTTCTCGTTGAAGGAATGCGTAGTCATACATGCATGGCGTGCAGCCTACCTTTTCTAAGTCAGCCCCTAGTATATTCCAGTGCCCGAGTATCTTGGTAGCTGTGAAGACTTTACCAACTGCTGCTTCAAGCCCCTTGTATCCACCTGTGGTTAATAGTTTTACTGTACTCATGCTACTTACCTGCTGATGTGATGTTACCGAAGAGAGCCTTCGCTTGGGCTACTGTGTCATGTACTGTGACCTCACTAGCACCTTGTTCTACCCCATCACCTATTGTTTTCCATGTCACGTTACCATCACGGTGTAATTGAAACACTGTGTGACCCTGTGACACCCGGATATGTTGTGTTTGAAATCTCATGTTATGTCCTCGAAATCGCTATGGTCTGTACCCAATACAAATAGGTACTGCTTTAAGTTCCACTGAACCTTGTTGCCTGTTGCCTTAGCTAAGCTACTGCCTCGGATGTACACTGCCTTGATGTGAGGTACGTCCTCCACTACAAACTTGACTGCCTTGAACTCAGTACCCAACGGGCATCCTTCGAGTCCACTGTACCCATGCTTGATTAACTTAACTGTCATTCGCTTTGCCATCTGTCATCTCCAATGTAGCTAGTATCAGCCCTGCGTATCCTGCTACAGTGTCACCTGATACAAGTACGGCAAACAATGCTATACCTAAAAATATATATGACATCACTGTAAACTTTTTACCATTAGTAACCTTAATCATTTAGTCTCCTATAAGTATACATTGAGGTTATTATCCCTAAGCTTGCACCTGCACCTATGATGAGAGCTGACCACCAGCCCTGTGATACTATCAGGCTAACGGTTGCTACTTCCAATGCTGCCATGCACCAGCACAACCAGAACGCAGACTTATAGTTGCCGCCTATAACATTCTGATGTTGAAAGCCCTTCATAAATACATACACAAAGCTAACAAAGAATTGTATCAGTGGTATGTAATCACCCATCTGTCCACTCCGTTATCAATTGACTGTAATCAATACCATCCATGTCGTATGGTGGTAGTGGTACACAGGTCTGTTCATCTCCTGAACCCCAGTTAGGGTCACCTATCTTAACTCCTATACCTAGTGGAACGTTGAACTCTACCCCGTATACTTCCTTAAGGTAGTGATACACACAGGTTGTGAACGCATGCAAGCTATAGTCCCTGAACTGTAGGTGTTCGTCCGGGTGTACCTCAGATATAACTGAGTCATGTATGGTGTTAACGAGAAACGATTCCATGTTCTTCATTGCATGCCACATATACACCACGGCTATCGGTATAATTTCTGCCGTAGCAAAATGCTGGACAGGGTAGTTCTTAATGTTCGTGCTGTTCTGTACGTACCCATTGTGTCCCATGTGACACTCAGGAAAGAAGAATGTAAACCCATGTATCATGTTCACTTCTTTAGTACGTTGGCACCTGTCTATCCATCCCTGCTGTGCCTTGCTAATGCCTGAGTAATGCTCAGCGAACCATTTATAGTACGCCATCTCCCTTTCAGTACCCATCTGACCTCCGAACAACGGCTTGAATGTATGAGGCTTAGCTGCCTGTCTCCATCCATCCACCTCAGGGTCATGTGCTGCGTGCTTAGCTTTGAACTCTTCCAATGGCATGTCATGCAACACTGATGCAGTGTCAGCATGTACGTCGAGGTTGTTAACGATAGCCTGTGTTGCCACTGGGCACTGACCTAAGAAGGCTGCTACCCTGAACTCCAACTGACTACCATCTGCCTCACCCATTGACCAGCCCTTCTTACGAGGCTTGAACAGACACTTAAATTTTCTGCTAAAGTTCTGGAACTGTACTGACTTAAGTATCTCCTTGCCCTTGTCATCTAACAGCTGCTTGAACAGTCGCTTGATACCGCTACTACTCAGCCTATGTGTGGTTGTTACACACTGGTTGAACTTGGCATACAGTACACCGGGTTCAATGTCTTCACGCTTGTCAGTGGCTACACCATGGAAGAACAAAAGGTTCTTACCTACCTCAGCGTTATACCTTGAATACTCCTTCTTAAGCTCAACAAACTTACGTTGCCTAGCATTGGTTGCCTTGAGTGCCAACAAGTCCTCAGTACGTGTGCTGTATATAGGTGTGCGGTTCCTGCCCTTGCCTTTAAACTTAGGCTTGAACTTAAGCTCCTCGTATACAAACTCCTTCACTTGCTTAGGACTACGGGGATTGATACCCCCTGTGAACTCATCAAGTTCTGCCCCTGCTGCTGCTAACTTAGTGGCTGACTCCATGTACTTACTGTTGACAAGGTCAGCATCTATGTGCATGCCCATCATCTCTATGTCTGCGAGTGCAGCCGATAGTAAACAACGGGTGTACACATGACCAAGCATGCCTCGCTCACATATCACATCGAGCTGTGTTAAGAACAGGTCACGGGTCTGGATGATGTCCCAATTACAACGGGCTATCAGCTTACTACGTGGCATGTCCTCGGGGTCTACCCCTCCCTTCATTAGTATGTTAATGTATGGCTGCTTGCTTATACCTAGGTAGTACGTACTCAATGCATCCAAAGTCAATGGCTTCTTGAGGTTACCATTCAAGCAATACTCAGCTATCATAGTGTCATACAATATAAGCTTACGTAGGTCAATGCCTGCTCGTTGCATCCACTTCATATCGAACTTGCCATTGTGTGCCACTATAAAATCGGCAGCCTCCAACGCATCAACTAACTCACCCATCTCCAACTCATTACCATAGATGTTATGCGCCTCACCTCTCAGCCCAACACACCAGCTCCCACATATAACACTGTTAGCTTGCCAGCATGCATCAGGTGAACGGTCATCACCCTTGGTGTTAGTCTCCAAGTCAAACACTACAAAATTATCTGACAAATATATCTCAGGGTTAGGACACACCAAGAAGGATGGCAGTGCCTCAAGCATGGCTCGCGGCAGCTTAGCTAATGGGTGTGCTGTGGTTCCTGATTGCCTTCTGCTTGGTTGCCTCATCTATCACCTCTCTTGTACGTGGTAAGCATCGACAACATGAGTTACTGTTGCGTAACTGCTGTGCTATCGCTGCATAGTGGAACACTCCTTGACTGTTGTTCACTAGGTCAATGACTGACTGTTCTGTTACGCCATGACAGTTACATAAATACATACGCTATCCTATGTTGATTTGAATGCTGATATCTTATGGTTGAGATGCACATTAATATGTGTATGCTCACCCCCTAGTTTGTTCTTGGTGATGTTAAGTATGCGCCTGCCACTGGCTTCACCTGCTGCATCCATGCCAATGCCAATCATGGCATCACACATACCCTGTACACCAACGTTGCTGTAGTACACATCCTTGATGGTTAAGTACAGCTTACCGATTGCCTTCTCACTAGCCTGTGACATGCTCACACCTGCCACCTTGTTCCTGCTATAGAACATACGCATAGCGTAGGCTAACTTCTCCAACAGGATAGCCTTCTCAGGTTCCTTGCCAGTACCTAGGGTTAGGTTGGCTAGCTGGTCAATGATGCACACCTTAGGCTTATGCTCAAGGATGAGTGACTGCACCTGTGCTATGCTGCCGGGTGTTAGGTGTATGAAGATTAAGTTCTTCCACCCTCGCTCCCTTGCTAGTGCCATAGCTGCTGGTCTGTCCTCCTCTACCTCCTCGGCTGTCCACTGAGTGAAGCGGCATAGTAACCGCATCATGTACATTGCAGCACTTTCCTCGTTGCCTATGTAAAGCACTGTGTCCCCTCTCCTTGAACGTTTGTGACAAGCAATGCTGTATGCCATGTTGATAGCGAACGCTGTCTTCCCTGTCTCGGGGGGTGCATACACGAGGGTATGACTGCCGGGTATTAACCCACCTCCAAAGCAATCGTTCAACTCCCTTGGTGCTATCGGTATTCGTTTCTTCTTGCTCACCTCATCAGCAAAGTCATTGACATCTGCATCCTTGAATACCACGGGTGCATCAGCATCGTTAACCATGCCATCAGTCTGTATTCTATTGTACTTCTCAAGCAGTGGTGCCGCCTTACCGTGGTCACCTGATAACAGGTATCCACCAATGAGTTCCCCTAAGCTATCCGACTTCATGTCACGATAGTCGTCCAGTATATTTTCCACTGACACATCAGTTAGCCTGTCCAAAAACGAATCGAACTTAGCCTTGTGCTTAGGGTATGCCCTGCTTAGCCTTGAGCTTAATGACTGTACATCCATACAGGTAGCGTTAGCATCCCTGTTGTAATACTTAACTAACTCCTTGAACACTAGTTCACCCATGTCCGAGAAGTCACCGTCATCATGGTAAGGTATCACTGCATCATAGGCACTGCGTGCTTGAATCAGCGCAGATATTATGGTGCTTTCATTCATCGTCATCCTCTATAAACACTGCCTCTTCGGGCACCTTCCAGTACCACACGATGCAACAAAATCTATCGGGTACGTCCGTTGCTCCTGCTTCCATCAGTTGCTCGGGTGTACATGCTACGTTACCCATCTCGGACACCTCACACTCCACCTCAAGTGGATAGTCCATGCCCTCCATGAATCCGTAACGTCCATCGGTTAATAATCTAGCCTTCATACTTCACTACCTCAGCCTCAGTTTTATAGAACGGGAAGTCGCTCAAGTCTCCTTCTAAATCACAGCCTAATAACAACAGACTGTCTGCCTTGACATGATACAGGAAGCATCCTTCCACCTGTTCTTCAATCTGACATGCTACCACCTGTCCCAATGCTGGCGACAAGTTAGGGTAACAAGATACATCAGTGATACGTACATGCCCCGGATATTTACCCATCTATTCTCCTTACTTCCCATTCAAAGAAGTACAGGCTGTTCATGTTACTACCATCGTCAACGTACCCTGCCAACCGTAGTTGTACTACATCTAAGCGCACGCTGCCATTGCTATTGCCATCGGGGTGAAGCACATCGAACTGCTTGCCTATACAGGCTTCAAGCCCAACGTATCCACCCGTACTAAGGAGTTCAACTTGCATTGGCTAACTCCTCGCACTGGTCACATATTTCAGCAGGGATTTTACAACGGTCTGCTGTGATAGGTGATGTCAAGTCATCAGTCCATACACTGCCATCAGCATCGACTTGATGTACTGTGAATGTACCCTTCTCACCTGCGTATTCTATCTGCATCACTGCCGCCATGAACTGTTGAATTGATTGATTGAATTTATATGTAGTGCCTAGTTTAAAATTACTCATAGTTTTATACCTTTAAATATTTGGTTAAGTTCACTGGTTGTCATGTCCTTAGGGTCTGCACCTGTAAGGGGGATGACTGTTACGTTATCAAAGGCTAACGATAAGCCTCGCTTAAGTTTGATTGCCTTCATCACTGCATCAGCATCGAGCAGGATGATAAGCTCTCGTACTCCCATTGTTATCATGGTATCTATGTGCGCTGAGTAAATATTGGTGCCACCTAAACAGCATGTCGGTACTCCTAGTTGTGAATTGATACGCAGCATAGATGGGTAATCCTCCACCAATACCACACGCTTTTGTTCTACCACCTGTGCCATCACATCCATGTTAGGGAACAAGAGTCCGGGGTCACCGGGAATCACCTGCTTCCAGTATGCCTTGGCTCCCTTGGTTGGTCTGTTATTATCCAACGCTGGATAGTGTCGGGCTATGTAACCGAACACCCTCCCCATCACATCGTATTGAGGGAAGTAGACACGCATGTCATCGTCACTAAACCTTACACTCTTCAAGAATGAGGGGTATATGTTGAACGTGCTTGACAGCCAATCAACCTCACTCCCTATGAGGGCAGTTAATGTACCACTGAATAACTTACTGTGTCTAATAACCTTTTGGTCTAACTCGGGTGTGTATCCACCCTTGCTAGTTATAACACCCTTGAATCCACAGCTAGCACTGAAACAAATGTATCTTATCTCACTACCCACACGGGACATCGAGAAGGAACTCCTGTTGTCACACTTAGGGCATTGGCAACGCTGGCTGCTACCCTCAGGTAATGACAACGCTTGTTCAATCACTGTCAGCTCATAGCTAGAACGGGATGTCATCCTTCTTCTCCTTGTCCACTGCCACTGGTCTATGCTCGGGCATAGGTACTGGTCGTGGCTCACTAAGCTTAATGTTAATGGTGGGTGCCAACTTGTTAGTGCTGGTACTCATCCAAGCCACTAGCTTATGCTCTACCCCTGCTATGTTGATGCTGCCTACAAAGTCAGGGTCATTAGGCTCATACTTACGTTGGTTATCCCATAGCCCACCTTGGTTAAGATAGCTAGCCATCAGTCAGTCTTAGGACGTATGAACTTGCGAGCTATATACGTAGGACACAAGGGGGATACCCCTCCTAAGATGTCACGTAGCTCATCGAATGCAAACTGCACTGACTGAGGTACTACCTTGCCACCATAGTGAGTGTCTTTAGTCACGATGTATAGCTCACCCATCATGGTGATAGTGCCTGCATACGTGAAGGAGTAGTCCTTGTTAGCGAACGTTATACCTAGTGCCTTTCCTGTATCCTTGGCAACTCCTGCGTACATCTCGTACTGCTCACCCACTACCATGTGTCCCTTCTCACTGTGTGGAATCTTAGTGACGGTATCCACTGTGGTATCCGCTCCCAGTGCTGCCACTGCCTCTAATATCACTGCCTTATTGATGTCGGTAATGTTTCCCATGTTACTTGCTCCCTTTACTGTTGCTTCTACGTGCTTGGCTCTTAGCTTTACGAGCTGCTAACTCTGCATACTCATCGGTTACTTCCCAACGCTTAGCTATGTCCCCGTATAGGTCTTCAAAGATACGCTTGCCTTCTGCTAAGCTGATGACTTGCTTAACCTTTGGCTGCTGCTTAGTGGTATACAGGATAGCCGTACCCTCTTTGTTTAGGGTGGCAAACTTATCCACTGTGCTATGTAACTTCTTAACCAATACTTCCATGAAAAAATGTACGCTAATTGTATTCATAATCTATCCTATTAGGTAGCACATGACTGTAAATACGGGGATAGTTATCACCCCTATTGTAATGCCCATGCCTACCATTCTTACTGATGCTTCTATTACTGCTAACACTGCGTGCCCTGCTAGTATGGTGACTAGTGCTAGGTATACGAGCGCTTGTACTAATGCTCCGATTATCCCAACGTTATGACTCCTTCCAGTAACCTCCTGCTAGTAGCTCACAGTGTGCCGTTGCTCCCTCCACTGTCTGCCATGGTGCCTTGACTGGCTCATCCTTACGGTTCAACACTTGGAACAGCTCATCATCAGTGTTAAAGTTTATAACCTGTATCTTGTACTCACCCCATGAAGGGTCTTGAATCTGTACACCTGTGTTATCTAACATATTAATACCTATTACTTCTGAAACAAAAGACTTCGTCACCATTGGGAAGGATACCTGCTACGAGGCTAGACTCCCACTTGTTCTGATGACACATGAGCAGTGCTAGTGCCTTGGCTGGTTGCCCAGTGGGTAGGTCTTCAAGCTTACGCTCGATAGTCCTTGCCCCTAAGCTACTAGCTACCATCTTGGATGGCTGACCATTACTGCCTACCTCTACTACCACTTGAATTGCGTGCTTCATCCTTTGGTTGCCTTATCACATGCTGCTACAATAGCGATTAATATTAACAGCCCACCCATGAACACGAGAGCTGCACCAAGTATGCCTATTAAGAATGCTTCCATTAGTCACCCTCTTCAATGTATGTCCAACCATCGGCAGCTGTATAAGAATACAATGCCCCGTCAACCAGCACATTAAGGTGCTTGGTCATGTCCACCTGCTCACTCCATGTTGCATCGGCTAACAGCTCATCAAGTATTGACCTGATGTCACCGTACTCACTGTCCACTATGGATTGTGCCAGCTCTACCTTACAAGTTAGTAGTCTTTGATTGCTCATCTCGTTTCGCCTTACGTGTTGCTACGTGTTCAACCACGCCATCAATTGCTACGATGACACCTAGTACGCCTGCTGCTATGCCATACAAACCGTGTGACTCCACGGATACTAACACTAGATATGTTAGGTGAACATAGTGATTGGATACGTGCAGTAACTTCTTACCTGCTACTGCTACGACTGCTCGTGTTAACATGGCTAGCCCTCAAGGTCATCATTAAAGAAGTAATCATTCACTGTCATGCCTGCTTGGTTGTGCTTGTCAGCATCGGCAAGCTCTTGCATGTGCCTTGTGTCCTGCTCATTGGTACTGATTAACCACATGAAATACAGGGTGTACAGTGATGCTAGTGCTAAGTAAAATGTGACCATGATTTATACCTCTTCTCTTATGTAAATTAGATTGCCGTTGCGTGCTAGTATCTGCGTGCAATTACGGGTGCTTGTTGGGAACGGTAGCTCTTTGGTAAAGATAGTCTCGAACCCCTTGGCTCTCATCATCACCATGAATGCATCGTTAGCCTGCGTGTTAGTTAGTTTAGCCATGTTACTTGCACTCCGTAAATAGTGAGTCGAATAGTCGAGCCGTTATAGTGTGCGCCCGACCTGTGTTATCAATGAACTCAACCCCTGTTGGTATCAAGCTTGGGTAATCTATCACCGCATACACTATGCCAACGGTGAAGTAATTCTTTAACGATTTAATACAGGTGTACTTGGTTGTCTTAGTCATTGTCATACTCCAATACAAACTCATCAGGATTAAATGGCATGCTGTATGTCTCTTCAAATACAACTGCCGTTGCAGTACACCACATCACAGTCAAGCTAGTAAGGGTAGGTGTGCCATCAAGGTATACTAAGCGCTGACCTACCTTGAACTTGCCCTCACTAGTCACACTTTCAGTAGCCTTGCGTGCCTCGTACTCATCCCCGTCCTCATCATCAGTCACTAGTGTTACAAAGTTAGTGTTGATAGCGTGTTCGTCATTGGCATCGTCAATTATTTCAATGCTTGTTAGCATCACACGTACCACTTGATAAGGCTTGCCTGATGTAATGTCCACTCGGTCATCACCATCAGTGATGTATACCCACTGCCCTATGTCATAGCTCATACCTCACCCCTTAATGATTGACTTAGCAAAGCCATGGTCTTTAATGATACGCTCAATAGTGAGTGCCAAACCGACTGCTGTTTTAGTACCAATGGTGGTATCAACGCGACCATACTCACCTGTTGTTAGTGCTAGTAGGTGGATGATAGCCTCACCTGTTAGCGTGTTGACCTTGGCTTGCTCTTGGTTGTTGTCCTTAGGCTCCACCTATTAGATGATACTCAAGGTCACCATTCCATTCATTCTGTACAGCAGTGACGACTGACTCGATGTCATCAGTGGTGATGAATGATGAGAAGGAATTACCCGTGTCCTCCTCCACCTTGACCAGCTCCTCCCAGTTATCGACAGTCACATCAGCATACATGGCGACATGGTCTTTGTTCCACACCTGATATGTATTGCATGCCTTGCGTGCTGTATACACCCCTGTTAGGGTATCGAATAGCTCACTGTCAAAGCATTGAACCCCATGTTGTATCTCTTTCATCACATCACGGGCACTATACTTAACGTCCACTTCTACTGCTATTAATACTATATGCTTGGTCATGGTCTATCACTCCTCTAATTAATATCAGTTAGCATGCTTGCACCACACTAACAGTCATCAACTACTCAGCTAGTGAGATGTCAAGGTAGTGGAACTCATACTCCTTGCCACACTCATCACACTTGAATGCTACGCAGTTAGGCTCGCTTGATGGCTGCTTCAACAACTCTTCCAGCTCATTGTGAGTAGCTAGACCTACCGTTGATAGGGTGAACACAGTCTGCTTAGAATGTGCCTGCACTGCTGCTGTTAAGATGTTAGGTAACAACTCATCACGAGGAGTCAGTGTAATCTTATCGCCTGCTTTAAATGTATTGCTCATGTCATGTCCCGTTACTTGGTTAGTTAAACTTACGGATGTTGTTTGCTTTGGTACTAGCTCGCTTCAATTGAGCAGCGTTACCCTTCTTATGACTCACCTTGCCACCTTTACCCCGACCAAAGAAGGCTAGTTCACGGGCTGATAGCTCATTGCCATGCTTGTTTAACACTGGCAGTGGCTGGCTTGCTGGCTTGATAGCTGCTCGGGCTATGTTACTCAGTGTACGAAAGATATTCTTAAACATATTAACCTACCTTGTTGAATGAATTTCCCTTAGCATGCTAGCACCATGCTAATAGCAACTCACTACTTGATATACCATTGACCATGTGCCCTACTTGCTGCGTAACATGCATCACCTGCTGTCAAGTACCAGTCTAACTCCTCGCCTGTTGGACTCACTACCCAATATTGAAGGCTGTCAAGTTCACCCTTTACTACTACTCGGAAGGGAAAGAAATCGCCTGCACTATGTCCCCTCACTCCTCCGTTACTGCTGAGATGTCCTGATGTGTTCATGCTATACCCCTAGTAACTCGGTTAGTCTATCGGTTAGTACCTGATGTGCTGGTACTGGCTCACCTTCTGCCGCCCAATACTCCCTCCCTCTTGCCTCCCTGATAGCTCGCACTGCGTAGAATGCTGCTGCTGTTTGCTCTTGGTTAGCCTTGACACTATACATCTGTGCTATCTGTGCTGACTTGGTATACTCACTGATATTGTTAGCCTCTCCAAAGCACCATTCAAGGTAGTCTTGCGGGTATGAACCATGGTTGTATGACATTAGTGTCCCCTTGCATTAGTGATGTGGTCAAAGGCTAGTATCTTGTGAGTATAATAGCGTGCCTTACTCAATGGTGATAACTTGCTGCCTTGTATCTTGCTATCAGTGATACGAGCTAACATGCCACTAACAAATGCTATGTCCCCGTTAACATCCATGCTGCTGCTGTCAATGGTGATGTCGTGTTCATCACATGTATAACTTGCTACTGTTGTTGTCATGTTAATACCCTGCCCATATTCTAAGTTCATTGAAGTCAGTGAAGTCTAAGCTTGCACCCTGTATCATGTCATCATATACATGAATAGTTATTTCACCTGATAGGCTGTTAGTTCCCGAGTAGTAAAACCAATCGTGTTCCATAGCCCAGTACACCTGCTGTAATGTAATCATTCTGCCTTCCATACTGCTAGTCTAAGTTCAGTTAAGCGCAAGCTAATGTCACTCACTTGCACAGTCGTATCAATATCAAACTTGGTACTGTTGAGGTATACATTGAGACTGCCAACGTGCTGCTCATACGCCTCGATAATATCTTTCAGTTGTTTAACCTGCTCATGTAATCTCATGTTACCACCCAATAATCACAGCCCTTAAGTACAGTGTATGCTTGACATCCATCAGGTACACC